ACAATCACTATACCATCTGGAACAAAAGGAACTGTTGTATATGTATACCAAAATGGTAGTACAGAAGTTGAGTTCTATATAAAAAATAAAAGTTTCGTAGAAGTAGTATCAAAAGATGATATAGAAAAAACAAAGAGTTTATAAAATAAACTCTTTGTTTTTTATCTTCCAGGATATCTTGATCCTGAAATAGTAGGATTTCGTCTGTAAATTCTACTGTGTGCTCCAATTAGTCCTGATGTATTTTCAGATAAACTAGTAATATTCTCAACATATCTTAGCATATCACCTTGAATATTATTATTTACATATAATTCAACCAAATTTTTATATCCAATATTATCAAAGCATGTGGATAGTGTTATAGTTGTCATTACAACATCATCGTTTCCGCTCTCAGCTTTGTATGTAATCATACCAGATGTTGTTTCATGCTTACTAAAAGTGGTTATTTCCTTTATGTTTATCTCACTGTGTAATATCATTTTTCTATTTCTAATTGATTGCTGAAATTCCTTGTCAATAATTAGATGTTTATCTTTACTTAATTTCATTCCTATTTTACCTGCTATATCTTCTCTGTTGTGTTTATATCTTAAAAATACAGAATTCGAATAATTATTTTTACCATCAAATACATTAGGAAGATGTGCTAATAATTCAGAACCATATGTATTATATTCTAGTACTATTTTAGTTTTTTCTGGATCAAATAACTCAAATGCAATAAGATAGAGCATATGGGCAAGTTCTCTGATTGAGTATAAATTGTTTCTAAATAGTCCTATTTGCTCAAGTTTAAATAAATCTTGTATGTTATCGTATTCATATTTTTCTATTTCATTTTTATCTCTTAATTCTAATTTGAATATATTTATAACAGAAAAATCTTTTGCTAGTCCCTCTGATAAATCTATAGAAAGAACTGTGTAGTATTCTTTTGATCTCGCAACATTAAATAGACTTAAATCTTTTACAAATTTTAAAGATTCATATGGAAATTTAAACTTTTCAAATTGATTAATATTTATATTATCAAAAGGTAATTGTTTACTTTTTAATAAATCAATTGTGTCTTTGTTGAAAAGAATTTTATCTCCTGTGACAAAATGTAATCCATATTCTTGATCAAATTTATCAGAGGATAATAATAATTTAGTTTCTTCTTCTTGCCAGTTACTAACAACTGCCAATTCGGGTAGAGGAATACCATTTATTCTTATCTTTCTTATGTTACCAATGTGAGTTTTTTCATCCAACACATTATAAGCGACACAATCAAACATATCTTCTCCTATGCTTTTTTTGTATAACGTAATATCATATTTGTCTCTTATTTCTCGTAATAAAGAAGATTTTGCTATATTGAATTTTTTTAATTTAGCATCCATTACTTTAATTTTAGTGTCTTCTCTTCCTGGTACTTGATTCCATAAGACTCTCATAGCCTTATATGGATTTTTTAATGGATCATCCTCTGGTAATTCAGCATTTGTGAATAATTCCCAAAACATATTATATCCATTTGGAGTAGATGTTATTACAATATGCGAATTATTAACTGATGATACTACTGGAATAATAGCACCATAATAATCTCTAATGAAATTATCTGGAATGTGAGCAAACTCATCGAGATAAAGAAAATCTATAGTAAATCCGATCGAGGGATCTTTAGTTCTGTTCTCTGTTTGAATTCTTGAATTATTTTCAAATGCAATCTGAGTTTCATTCCAGTTAGTTACTCCTTTTTTAAGAAAAAATGGTACTAACTTATAAATATCTTTTATTTTTCGTATGATTTCTTTTACTGTTTTTCCTTTATTTGCCACTACCATACATCCTTTATCATCATTAAATAGCACGAAATGAAGTAAAACTATGGCTGCAGAAACTGTATTATGAGAAAGTATATCATTTGTGTAGTAGCTCATTTCAGGAGTATCTATAGATAGGTCGAACATACTCACTTTGTTTTTTAGTTTAGAAATTTTTTTGACTTTACTTTCTCCTTTTTTTGTTAATACATAATCATCTGTAGTCAAATCTATTAACATTTTTATATTATGATCTTTACAAAAAATCATATGAGTATCAGCGCCTTCAAGCCATAATCCGTTTTCTAATTCTAGACTATATATTTGAAATGGTTGAGTTATATTCATTTCAGTCACTGGAACAAATCCATAATCTGTTTCTACTAATATTTCTTTATCAAGGAATATAGTATTAACGAATTTCTTCATTATATCTTCCTCATTAGGATTAAAATTTCTAAATTCATATTTTTCAATAGATTGAATTATAAAATATATTACATTTTTAATAAATTTTTTAAACATTAATTTTAATTAATTTTTAATTATATATTAAAAAATGATGAGTGTATTTATTTTTATTTATTTTTAATAGTTATATTACATTTTGACCTATCAAATATTAATATATAATTAAAAAACGAATATGATAATTGATGATTTTGTGAATATTAGTGTAAGTAGTAAAAATATTACATATTATAGAAGTATAGGATATATATTAAAAACTGGTGATAATTTCAATATTAAAATAGAAGATTTACAAAAAACAAGTGCCTTTAAAGTTAATGTGAAATGTGATAATTGTGGGGATGAAAAATATATACAATATAGATTATATAATAATAACATTGAAAAATCTAAAATGTATTATTGTATTAAATGTAAACATTTAAAAACAGAAGATACAAAATTAAAAAAATATGGAAATAAAAATTATAATAACATAGAAAAAAATAAAGAAACTTGTCTCAAAAAATATGGAGTTGATCATTTTAATAAATTAGAATGTTCTAAAAAAATATAAAAAAAATAAAATTAGAAAAATATGGTAATGAAAATTATAATAATATGATTAAAAATAAAGAAACAAAATTAGAAAAATATGGTGATAAAAATTATAATAATATGATTAAAAATAAAGAAACTTGTCTTAAAAAATATGGTGTAGATAGTATATTTAAAGTGGATTATATTAGAGAAAAAATATTTGATAAAAGAAAGGAAAGACTAATAAACATGTATGCTAAATATAATTTATTAGATGTGAATTACGAAAAATATAATTATATATGTAAGTGTGAAAAAGGACATAAATTTGAAATTCCAAAAACTATATTTTATAATAGAATATGTACAGATACATCGTTGTGTACTATTTGTAATCCAATAGGAAGTTCAAATTCAGATAAAGAAAATGATGTATGTGATTTTATTTTTAATAATTGTAATTATAATATTGTTAAAAATGATAGATTTGTAATAAATCCTTTTGAGTTGGATATTTATATTACAGATTTAAAATTGGCATTTGAATTTAATGGATTATATTGGCACAATGAATTGTATAAACCAAATAATTATCATTCAATGAAAACTAAAATGTGTGAAGATAAAGGAATACAATTAATTCATATTTATGAAGATGATTGGATATACAAAAAAGACATTATAAAATCAAAAATTTTAAATATATTAGATAATATTGAAAATAAAATATTATCAACAAAAACTAATATAATCGAAATATCAGATAATAATATTGTAAATGATTTTTTAAATAAAAATCATTTACAAGGATATATAAATTCTAAAATTAAAATTGGACTTTATTATGAAGATTCTCTCGTGTCATTAATGATATTTGGTAATATAAAAAAAGATAAACAGCATAAAAATGATTATAAATCTTGTGAAATGTTGAGATTTTGTGATAAATTAAATACTATAGTTATAGAAGGATATAATAAAATTTTTGATTATTTTATAGATAAATATGATTATGATGAAATAATATGTTATGATGATAAATCTTGGAGTAAAGGAGAAATGTGTTATAAATTAGGATTTAATTTTATAAAAAATACATCACCTTCATATTGTTATATAATTAATGGGATAAAAAAAGATAGATTTAATTTCAAAAAAAATAAATTAATAAAAGAAAATATTAATAACATTAATAAAACAGAACATGATATTATGCTAGAAAGAAAAATTTATAGAATATATGATTCCGGAAATATGAAATTTATTTATAAAAAATAAACTTTTTAAAAAATTGTGACTTTTAGTCACAATTTTTTATTTTTCAATTTTATCTATTATTTTATATAAAAGTATTTTTATTTTTTCAAATATATTAAACTTCCTATCCTTCTTTAATTCATTATAATATAACTCTCCAATAGATATAGTATATTCTGTACCGTCAATATTTTTCATCAAAACTTTGTTGTTAAAATAATTACATTTTCCTGTCTGCCGACTTGCCATTAATATACTTCTTGAATTTTTTGTATATAAGTCAATAATATCTTTTTGATAGTCACGTAGTTTCATTGGACCAATTGAACCATCTTCTCTTTTAATTTGACAATAATGTTCAGCAAAATATTGAACATTGATTTTACATTTTATATATTCTTCAAATTCTAACTCAGTCATAGCAAATGTTAGATTTGTTCTGCGAATACCTCTCATGTTAGAGAACCACAATTTTTCAAACCTTTTTAAAGGTTTACCTAAATTTTCTTTTATTGTTATTTCATTTACAATTTCTGTTGTTAATATAAAATCTTCAACTTTATTATCAGCCATAATTCATCATTTTTTTTATTTCTTCGTAATGTTCTTCTGTTAATCCAATCCATCCTTTACAGTGTATTATATTATTAACATACGGTACTATTTCAGAAATTTTATCATCAATAATTACATATTTATCATGCTCATTATCATCTAACCATTTTTTTTATTTCTAACCCTCTATCAGTATTTAAAATTGGTGTGTAATCATTTATAATTACTTTTATTCCTTGTTTAATGAATATTTTTTGTAATTCTTCTATTGTATATCTAACTCTCCATGTTGATGTTATGATAGCAATTAAATTTAAATCGCTACAAATTCTATTATAATTATTAATACATTTTTTATCCCAATTCTTTTTATATTTAGGATTTAAAACTCCATCAATATCAGTGAAAATATAATTATTCATAAATAAATTCAATATTATATCCTTTTATTGAAAAATCTAAGCGTAGAATATCCTGTAATGTTCCTTCATATAAATACAAATCAAAATTGTAGCCAATCGCTAATAGTTCAGGTATATATATCTGAATTTGCTCATCTACTAAATTTTTTAGTGTTTCTGTTGTAACATTAGTTTGCCAAAGATAGTATTCCAAATTTGCGCCCATGTCTTCATCACCCAATACATCGCCTTTGTTTGTGTATAGTATCATTTCTAATTTTTGAACTATAACTTCAACATCATCATCTTCTATGATTTTATCTGATGAGTATTTTGGG